GTTGCTGGTGTAGGTGCTGGTGTAAAGAGAGATGCAGATACTTGTAGTAACCTTTTCATAGGATGTAAAGCTGGTGCTGCTGTAAATTCAGGAGATAAAAATATATTTCTTGGATATTATGCAGCCAAAGATACATTTACATCAGGTAATTGTAATATTGCTATTGGTAATGAAGCAGGAAAATGCGGTAACGGTGATAATCAAGTCTTCTTAGGAGCTTCTGCAGGATTCTGTATGAGTGGTGACGGTGGTATTGCCATCGGTATGAATGCAGGTCGTCATAAGACCAGTGGTATAGCTAACGTATTCATAGGTTGTTATGCTGGTTCATGTGGTGGTACTGATGGATGTACTACTGTTGTTGGTGCTTTAGCGGGTAAATGTGGAGAAGGTGGTTGCAATGCAATCTTTGGATCTAAAGCAGGATTTAATAATACATCAGGAGATTTTAATACATTCCTTGGATATCAGGCAGGTTGTTCTTCTACTTCTGGTTCAAATTTAGTTGCTATTGGTAATGCAGTTCAAGTTCCTTCACTAACTGGTGATACACAATTAGCAATTGGTGCTGGTGCTACTACTTGGATTACTGGTAATGATACTTTTAAGGTAGGTATAGGAACTACAACTTATACAGCTTCATTAAATGTTCATAAAGATATTGGTGGTTACCAAGTTTTAAGTGCAGAAGGTGAAGGATCTACTACGCTTACAGTTATAACAATTGATAAAACTGCAAAGCACAGATATCCTAGTGGTGGAGGCTCTAGTACTAAAGGATATGAAATAGATGGTGCAGAATCACCATACCTAACTTTAACACCAGGTAGAACATATAGATTTGAACAGTCTGATAGTAGTAATGATAATCATCCTTTAATATTTTATCTTGAAGCCAATAAGACAACAGAATATACAGCAGGTGTAAGTTATTATGCTGATGGTGCACAAGCAACCTCTGGTGCTTTTAGTTCCGCTTATAATTCAGCATCAGTTAGATATACAGAAATTACAGTAAGTGATGAGACACCTTTGGTGCTCCATTATCAGTGCTTTAACCATGGTTACATGGGAAATGCTATTAGTTTCCCTAATAATGTTCTCAATACAAACTATCAGTCAACCATTAGAGCAGATCTTCATGTTACTGGTATTGCTACTTTTGGTAGTGCATCACTTAAGTTAGATGGTACTAGCAATGTTATTAATGTTGGAGCAGCATTAACTCTCGGACATTCACAAGGTATTCAATACCATACTCAGAATTTACATGCTACTGGTTTCGAAGTCAATCAAATTAATGCTTCAGGTATTACAACATTCACTGATGTAAAGGTTGGAACTGGTGCAACAATAGAATCAAATGGTAATGCAACGCTAGGTATTGTAACAGCAACTGCATTCCATGGTAGTGGTGCAGGATTAACTGGTCTTAATGTAAAATTTGATCCTGATTCACAAGAGAACTTATATGCTGGTACTAATGCTGGTGCAAATTCTGATACTGATACTTGCTATAACGTTGCAATAGGATATAGTGCTGGTGCTCTTTTAAATGCAGGTGATGACAACGTTTTCATGGGCCGTTGTGCAGGTAAATGTGTTACTTCTGGTGAAGCCAACATAATATTAGGTTGTGGTGCTGCTGCTTCTTTTTCAAATCGTGGTGCAATAACTGGTAATTGTAACGTTATAATTGGTAAGGGAGCTGGTAATAATCTTACTTCTGGTGCTGATAATATATTCTTGGGATATGCTGCTGGTTATTCTCTTGGTGGAGCTAATACTGGTAGTCATAATATCTTTTTGGGTGAGTATTCTGGTACCCTTGCTGCTGTTACAGGTGATTGTAATATTGGATTAGGAAAATGTGTCTTCCAGAATATAGGATCTGGAAATGAGAATATAGCATTAGGTGTTAATGCTATGGCTAATGCTACTGTAACTGGTAAGCAAAATATAGTACTCGGTACATGTGCTGGTAACAGAATATCAAGTGGTTCTCAAAACCTCTTTTTAGGTGCTTATGCAAACACTAATTTACCACTTGTAACTGGAAACCATAATATTGCTATAGGTCATAGTGTATCAGTCGCAGATCATACTGCTAGTTGTCAATTAGCTATTGGTGTTGGTAATACTCATTGGATTACTGGTAATGGTAACTTCAATGTTGGTATTGGAACCACTGACCCAGATGCTCCTGTTGGTGCTGGAGTTACTGCTAAGTTATCTGTTGGTATTTTATCTGCATATGCACTCTTTGGTGATGGTAGTGGACTAACTAACATCACTGCTAGTGGACAAGGTATTCAAATTAGAGATAATGATTCTTTGATTGGTACTGCTGGAACAATAAACTTTTCTACAAACTTATCTGTCTCCGCTATTTCTGGTGCTGCTGTTACTATAACCAGTCAAGGATTATGGACTGCAGACGCACAAGAAAACTTATTCGCAGGAACTTGTTCAGGATATAATAGAGACTCAGATACCTGTTTCAATATTGGTATAGGTTATAGTGCAGGTGAAGCATTAAATGAAGGTGATGAGAATATCTTTATAGGTAGATGTTCAGGTACAAAATCAGTTACAGCTAGCAATAATATTTTCTTAGGATCAAACTCTGGTGAATGGGGTATCCTTGGTGATGATAACGTTTTTGCGGGAACTGCTGCTGGTAGATGTAAACAGGGTGGTAGTGAAAACATTGCATTAGGCCCATTTGCATTATTAGGTTCCGCAACACCAGGTCTTAACCAATCTAATAGTAATATTGCTATTGGAATGAGAGCAGGTGCACTAGCACAATCTGGTAGTTGTAATATTTTGATAGGTAGAGATTCAGGTACCTGCATGACTACTGGATGTATGAACGTTGCAATTGGTCGTTCAACTGCTAGTGGGAATGCTGTTACTGGTTCTTATAACGTTTTATTTGGAGAAAGAGCAGGAAGAGATTTAACTGGTGGTCATCGTAATACAGTTATTGGCCGATGGGCAGGAAAATATTTAACAGATGGTGGTCACAACATCATGTTAGGCCATGTTTCAGGTTGTTGTGTAACTACTGGATTTTATAATACTCTCATTGGTGTTAGTGCTGGTAAAAGAATTCAAGGTGGTTTCAATAACATTGCTATAGGCCATGAAGCTGGTCAAAATATAGAGAATGCTAGTAATAATATCGTCATTGGATGTCAAGTTGATACTACATCACCTAGTACAAGTGGAGAATTAAAAATTGGTGCTGGTTCAACCATATTAATTAGTGGTGAATTCGATGGTGGAACTGTAACTCTTGCTGGTCTTGCAACTGCTAATCCTACTGCTGGTATTCTTAGCACTAGAGATTTCCATACAGATCAACTTAGTGTAACTGGTCTTTCTACCTTTACTGCTAATGTAAGTATTGCTTCAACCTTATTTGTGAAAGCAAGAGCAGGTTATGGAAGAGATCAATTAATTATTGGTGATGAATCCACACATAATGAACAAATAAAATTATGGCGACAGAATAATGGTTCAACAATAGATTTTACTCATGATGATGACCCTAATGCAGTTAGATCGGCCGATATTTTATCACTTAGAGCTAATTACAATACCAGCACATCAAATATTTTCAATGGTTATGGTATTGATATTGATACTAATGCCATTTATCCATCCCATAATTTTAAACCCGATTTAGGAACTCCACTCAACAACTTTGGTAACATATACGCAACTGGTATTATTACTGCTGCAGCTATTGGTGGCCCTGCTGGTATTATCACATACTATGGTGATGGTTCTAAACTACAAGGTGTTGCAGGTGGCCTTAATGTTCAGGATGAAGGTGTTACATTAGCAACACAAGCAACCACTCTTAACTTTGAAGGTGCTGGTGTTGTTGCTTCTGGTAGTGGTGCAACTAAAACTATTACTATTTCTGGTGGTGGTGGAGGAACTGGTGCTTGGTCTCCCGATGATGATCAAAACTTATATGCTGGTACTAGAGCTGGTAGATGTTTAGATGGTACTAATGGTTGCTTCAACGTATTACTTGGATGTAATGCTGGTCAATGTACTGATTCTGGTGCTGAGAATATATTTGTAGGTAAGGGTGCAGGTTTTGGTAACCAAAGTGGTGACTATAATATTTTCCTAGGCTCTTATGCAGGTAAATGCAATACTGTTGGTTATGGTAACATTGCCTTAGGTAAAGAAGTTGGATTCTGTTTGGATACAGGTATTCATAACTTCTATGCACTAGAAAGAGCAGGTAGTAATGCTTATAATGGTTGCGATAACATTGCAATTGGTAGATGTGCTGGTTATGAGATGCAATCCAACGACAACATTCTCTTAGGCCGAAATGCTGGTAGAGGACAAGTCTTTGGTCATCGAAATGTTATTATCGGTATGGATGCTGGTAGGTGTGGTGAACGTGGTGATAACAACGTAATGATTGGTTGCAATGCAGGTCGTTGTAACCAAGGAACAGGTAACGTATTCTTAGGCCATAATACTGGTTCTGCTGTTACTAGTGCTAGTGGTAATGTTGTTATTGGTTGCAATGTATCACTTGCATCTTCTGTTCAGGATCATCAACTAGCAATTGGTGTTGGTAATACAAACTGGATCACTGGTATTGAGAACTACAACCTCGGTATCGGAAGTGATAGACCAAGAACTGCTCTTGATGTTGCTGGAACGGTAGCAACAAGAACGTTCTTCCAGAATGAAGTTGAATTGCGTACTAGTGAAACCTTCCCTAAAGAAGGTGGCCCAGTAAATGGAGGTGTATTTGGCCCATACACTATCGGAACTGGTGCTTGTCTTACTATTGGGCCTGGGTCTACATTTACTATCATTGGAATACCTTAATAAATAATGAAACAATTGAAATAGATTATGAGTACTTTAGTCCTAAAGGGAGACATCTCTGGGTTCACGAAACTACAGGCCCACGATCAAGCATCATGTAAGATATTGAAATTACCTAATACAGGTAGTTTTAAATGGGAAAGTTACGCAATAGTATTGGATAAAAAAAATTCTGGTACTACCAGTGGTACTTTCACTAGAGCTTCTTGGGAGACAAGAGATTTGATTACAAAGACTGATATAGATAACATTATATCTCTCTCTAATAATCAATTTACATTAGGTGCAGGTACTTATTTAATTAAATGGTCAGCACCTGTATATAATGTAGATGGTCATCAAACTAGATTAAGAAACATGAGTGACCTGACTACAGACATTGTTGGTTCTTCAGAATCTGATAACTCAAGATCTTTTGGTGCTGGAGTTATAACTATTCTTGAAAATAAAACTTTTGAGATACAACACAGATCAGAAACTACTGTAATTGATAATGGATTTGGTTTTAATTTAGATTTTGGTGAGGATAATATTTTCACCATGGTTGAAGTATATAAAGAGTCGTGAATGATGCAGTTTCTAAAACCAATAAATAGTAAAAACTGGTTAAATCTAACCACTATTGTATAAATAGACAAAGGTATTCAGAGAATATGGGAGTTCTAAACGCAGATAGAGTTAACGCTGGTATTTTCAGTGGTGATGGTTCCTTACTGTCTAATATAACAGCAGTTGGAACGGGACTAGCGGTAGAAAACAGTGGCGTATTAGTTGGAACTGCACTTACACTTGACTTTAACCAAGGAGTTGACGTTCAATTCAGTGGTGGTATTGCTACTATCACAAGCCAAGCAGCCACTTGGCAGGGTAACCAAACTGGTACGTTTACTTTAGGCTCAGTTGGTATTGGTACAACCAACACACAATCAGTCGCAGGTGTTGCACTTACATCACAACTGACTGTAGGTATAGTATCATGCTATGAAATCTATCAAGACTCAAAACGTCTTGCACTCGAATCGAATGTTATAGCATATGCTGTAGCACTCAGCTAATCCATCTATAAATAAAAACAAGGACAGGGGTATTTGTAAGAAATGGCAAAACATCTAATTTATAACTATACTTTCACACCAGGCACTAGTCTGAATGGTACGATAGTTGTTGAAGGTAATTATCCTGTTAGAACTTGGCAGTTAGTTACAAATACAGGAACAGCAGGTGATTATAATCATACTTTCGTAAGAGACGACCTTGCTTCTACTACAGGTGCGATTGATATTATAAGTGGAGGTAGCGGAGGTAACCTTACAGTTGCTGAACAAGGTACAAGTTATGATCCTGTTTCAGGTATCATGACTGTGACTACCACTACTAGCCATGGTCTAGTTAATGGTGACACAATACAATTCCGTCAAGATTCACTTATCTTTACTTGTGAGAAGGACGGAAATAATAAAGAGAAATCATATCCAAGAACAACTGACCCTACTTTTGGTCAGAATATAACAATTACTAAAGTTGATGCTGATACATTTACTTGTTACGTTTACGATGCATCAACAGATAACGAAATAATATATAACTTCTCTGATAAAACTTTATCTGGATCAACATATTATAATAGTGTACTTGATACAACTACAATGACGTTGCTTGCGGATACATCCGATATGGATTACCGTGATGAACTACAGATCTTTGTAGATGCACAGCACGAAGAGATAGAATTTTCAGAAACTTTTATTGATCCTGTAAGTAAATTAAGAGTTTCAAACCCACAGAACCTAATTGATACTGACTTTGAATATGGACTACAACCAACAAAGTGGGAGACTATAGAACTTGTGAATCAGGTTCCATCGTTCTATTCTAATTCATCAGACTACTCTATTGCAGACGTTACTTCTGTTCAAACTTTCCAAGATAGTACAAACATCACTGTAAATACTGCTGCTGATCATGGATTAGTGGTTGGTGCACCCATTGATGTTCAAGGTCTTTCAGCAAGAACTGCAGAGGGTAAGTTTCTTATAACATCAGTTCCTTCTGATACATCATTCGTTTATAGAGCAAAGAAAAAACAAGAAAGAACAGGAAGAATTGATGGTAGTTATACTGTTATTACACCAGGTCAGTTCTATAATGGATCTGAAATTGTATATAACGAAGAGATTGGAATTGAAACAGATGGTGGTGATCCATCCACATTAAAATTATTTACTGATTATGTTCATGGATTTATTGCAGGTTCTAGTTTATACTTCACTAATACTATTGGATCTCTAAAATATACAATAGAAGAGACTGCAACTGATATTGCACCTGATGGTAGACCTTATGTTGATTTCTCAAATACTGCAACTGTAAACTTTAACCCAGATGTTTCACAGACAGAAACAAGAGTAAAGAGATCTACTTATACTAGGAAATTTAAGACTGGTGATGTTGACACTGCTAATAATTCAATTTCATGGCCAAATCATAGATTGAGACAGGGTGATGCTGTTCTTTATAGTCCTCCTGCAGGAGACGCAGCAGTTGGTGGACTACAAAGATTCCAAATTTATTATATTAAAGATGCTAGTAACCCAAATACAGTTACCTTATGTGAAACTACTAATGGGCAGTTTAATAATAATGCAGAAATCAATATAACAAGTGCAGGTACTTCTTCTTATGGATACCATGCATTAATGTTATGTTATGAAATTGGTTTAGCCTTAAGTTATTCTGGATATCAGACTGCTTTTTATAGTAGAAGATACTACTTTGGTAGTGGTTCGGGTTGGGATTTAACCAACTATAGTGTAGGTTACAATGGAAGTAGATGGGTTGGTATTGGACAGGAAACTCCTGGTTATATGATGGTGATGGATAAGAAGACAGGACAAGAACTTAATACCAATTCAGTTAAGGATCCTATTTATTCTACACGTTCTAATGCAAACTTTACCTTCAATAAGTCTGGTACTGTTCCTGATGGATATGAATTTACGGAAGATTGGCAGAGATGGGATCAATATTCTACTACAGGAGATGGTACTGAGAACCAAGTATATGCTTCTTATGGTAGAGCATTCCTTTATCAGGCACATGATTATAGAAGTAGTTACAGTTATCAGTATGGTGGAAACTATGGTGATGGTGGTAGATGGTTCTGGATGTATCTAACAGATGATGGTGAAGCAGATTCATTCTTCTATGCTAACCATGGTCTGGAAGATCAAAGTAGTTTGACTGTTACTGTGGGTTCTGGTGCATCTATTAGGTATAGAACTGATACAGGTACCACTTATAACACAACACCTACTTACGGATATATTGGTTCTGGAACAACACATAGTATTACTGTTGTTGGTGATGATAGATTCAGAATCAATACTGCATTAAGATTAAGTAGTGCTTCAGGAACTTACACATTTGCTGGTGAAGGTAATAACCCACTTAAGAACTCCTTCTATATTAATGATTCAAGGATAACTAATAGACAAATGGGAACTATTGGTGTTGGTGTTGGTGGTTCTATTCCTACTTCACTATCTGGCCCTGTTACACCAACTGTTGAAACTATTGATGTTGTTCATGAGGCAGTAAAGGCCAAGATGGATACTATTAGAACATCAATGGGTAATGATGCTATTAGAATACTTTATGATGGTAGTAATAACAATGGATATGCACCATTCCAAAGTTGGAATAGTAATGTAGATGGTGGTTATCAGTATCTTTCACACTACAGATATAATATGTACGTATATCTGCAGAATACTTCTGGATCTACAAATAGTTACTACAGTGGAAGTTTGAGTAGTAAATCAAATTGGGGAACTGGTACCAGACAAGATTTATTCAACACAACAGCTCTTTCTGGGTTGGGATTTGATATCATTGAAACACCATATACAAATAATACATATACAAATTACTGGTATAGTATCAAACAGATCCCTGATCTATCTACTTTAACTGTTAATGGTTTGCCTGTTAACAGAGCCAGATGGGACTGGTCTAGTTTCTGGAGTTACTGTCAAGGTAACTATGGTCAAGTTAATAATAACCAAAATGCTAACTACACAAATTATGATACATCAATTGGTAATGGTTGGAGATATAATTACGTAGCGAAGTGGACATATGGTGGTAGTTATAATGATTACATCCAGATGGCTCTGGTTATTGATAATGATACCTGGCCTTCTTACTATAATAATATTGGTGGAAGTCATTATTATACTCCTTGGTATTCTCTAACTCCAAGAGATTATACTTACGGTGGTCAGAGATATGTTATTGATATGGTATTCCCAATTAGGAATAATGTTAGCACAGGTTCATATGGTCAGTCTGGTAGTGTACTTACACATGCTCAGATAGCAAACACTGTCGCAGCAGGTATTGCAAATAGTATGACCAGTACACCATTAAATGCTGGTGTAGTTCAATTTGAACAACTTAATTCTGTTAGATTTGCATTGAGAGATCCTAATGATGTTCAGTATGATATTACCAATCCAGGTATGACTCCATTGATATTCACTACCTTAGAAGCAACAGGTGGTGTTGATGGTTTCTATCCTATTGATGTTGTCGGTGCTGGTGGTACTCAAATGCAATCCTTCTCCTCAGGATTAATTCCTAAGAGAGTAATTGGATTCTCTTCTGAGGCAATTGCGGAATTAAGTAGTGTAATGTACATTAATATTCCTAACCATAAGATGCAGAATAACCAAAGGTTTGTTTATACTGCTGATGGAACTGGAGTAATACCTGGCTTGACTTCATCATTCACTTACCATGCTCTTGTAAGTGGCCCAGATCACATACAGGTAGCAGAGGGCCCAGACGGAGCACCAATTGGTATTGGAACAACAGGTGTTGGTAACTTTACATTAACGGTTCCATCGGTAGCAGGAATTTCATCTGCAGTTGGTACTGTTGCTGTCTCAACTGTTACCCCAACAATTACTGGAACAGACACACTATTCAGAAGATTCTTCAAGGCAGGTGACTCCTTTAAGATTAATGATTCAACCATATCACCACCAACATATACAGAATTTACTGTTGACTCGGTGATTGATGATACTAATATAACAGTTACAACTCAACCAACATCTGGTATACAAACTACACAGTATTATGTTACAACCAAGATCAACACTCGACCAGATGGTGCTTTCTTACACAGACCATTTGACGGTGGAGTTGAGATTGATGCTGGTACATCACCAAACAGTTCAATTGTAAGACAGACACGTAAGTATTTCCGTTATCAGTCAGGTAAAGGTATTCAGTGTTCATTGGCGATCAACTTCAACCCATCCAGAGTAGCAACAAGTCTTGTAAGTAGTGCAAACACTTCATTACCTAGTGAGGTATACAGATTTACTCTTAATAGTAATGAAGCAAACTCTTGGAACGTTTCTGGTTCTGCTAGAGATGGAAGAATCTTCGGTGAAAACCCTCCAATCAATATCGTTAAAGGAGATTACCTCACCTTTACTGTTAATGCACCAGGTCAACCTCTTTGGATTAAGACTGCTCCAACCACTGGAGTAGGTAACTCTGTTGCTGCTGTTGGTAATGGTACTGATTCTGGTACAATTACTTTACAGACAAATGGATTAGGTATTGGAACTTACTACTATCAAAGTGAAAACACTACTGCTATGAGTGGAATGATAAACATTGAAGCAGTTGGTACAGCAACAACAATCGCTAAAGTAGTTACCAAATATCCTCATGGTATAACCAGAGTTAATAAAGTAACAATTAAGGGATCTGAGGATTCAGCTTACAACGGAACCTTCCAAGTTAGATCATCTACAGACTTTGAGTTTAGATATTATTTAACTGATGCTACTACAACTAGTGTTCCAAATGGTATTATTTCATATAATGTTGACTCATGGCAAAATAGTAAGGTTCGTTGTGGACTATTTGATTATCAGAACGGAATGTTCTTCGAATTTGATGGTGAAAACTTATGGGCAGTAAGAAGATCTACAACTCAGCAGATACCTGGTACTGGTGCTGTTACTAAGGGTAGTAACTTCATGACTGGTACTGATACTAACTTCTCTGGTCAACTAGTGGTTGGTGATAAGATTGTAATCAGAGGTCAGAGTCATAGAATTACTCACATCGAATCTAAGACTAGGCTTCATATGCAACCATCATATCAAGGTGTTGATGCTTCTGATATTATTATCACAAAGACTGTTGATGTTAGAGTTCAACAAAATGAGTGGAATATTGATAAGGCAGATGGTACAGGGCCTTCAGGATTCCTATTGGATCTAACTAAGATTCAGATGTGCTACCTTGATTACTCTTGGTACGGTGCTGGTAAGATTAGATTTGGATTTAAAGATACCTATGGTCATGTTAAGTACATGCATGAATTCCGTCACAACAACAGACTGGAAGAAGCATACATGAGAACTGGTAACATTGCTGGTAGATATGAGATTGAGAACGAAGGAATTCCAACTTATGTTCCATCACTGTTCCACTGGGGTACTTCAATCATTATGGATGGTAAGTTTGACGATGATAAAGCGTACTTATTTACTGCTCCATCTAAGACACTAGTGTTTACAAACGGTGACTCTAACGCTGTTAATACAGTTGGTGACTCCTCTCTAACATATAGAGGTGGTTACTATAGAGATTACTATGTAAGAATTCCATTCAACCAAAATGATCAGGGTAAGTTTAGTTCTGGTGCTGCACTTTATACCGCAGACAATGCATTACAAGGTACAAATGCATCACCTTACGCACACATCGTAGATTACACTGACTTTGCTGGTGGTAACTTCAACGTTTACATATACGTAGGATCATACTATCGCTGGCAGCAACCTGGTGTATATCCACAGGTTTCTAATGGAACTGCAGTTAACGTTGGTGCTCCTGCTGCTGGTGCTGCTGATGATGAACTAACTAACAAGATTCCACTTGTAAGTATCCGTCTTGCACCATCTGTTGATAACAACCTCACAGGTGCCTTAGGAGCAAGAGAAATTGTTAACAGAATGCAATTACAGATGAAGTCTTTGGGTATCACGTTGACTCATGACTGTACTGTTGACCTAATCTTGAATGGTGCAAGTAGTAACAGAACATTTAGTGATGTTGCATCTCCATCATTATCAGAACTGGTTCAACATGCTGCTGGTGATAAGATTGTTGGTGGATCTACAATTTACTCCTTGAGAGCATCTGGTGGTGCTGAGGGTTCTGGTGGTAGAAGACTTCCTGCAACATCTGACTTCGATCTATCACAGATTACTGACTTAGGTAACTCTATATTAGGTGGAGATGGAACTTATCCAAACGGGCCTGACTTATTAACTATCGCAATTGCACCTGTTGATACTGCATCTATTAACGCTGACTCACCATTAGAAGTATCCTCTAGGATATCATGGACAGAATCACAGGCATAGTGCTATAATAGTTCTAAGAGTTATCATGTAAAATTGAATTCTATATTATATGAATAAAAAATATTATTTCATGGGAGGGCTTCCACGTTCTGGAAGTACCCTCCTTTCTTCTATCTTAAATCAGAATCCAAGATTTTACTCAGGCCCATCAAGTCCTGTGCTTAGTGCAATGTTCTCTGCTCATGATAGTTTTATGGGTAATGAACTATATCATGGGTATCCAAAACCATATCAGGTTAATGAAATTGTTGGTTCAATTATAGGTCATTGGTATAGTGATGTAGATAAACCAGTAATTATTGATAAGAATCGTGCGTGGACATCTAATATTTCATACATTGAAGGATACTTACACATAGAACCGAAGATAATTGTACCAGTAAGAAGAGTTGATGAGATATTAACATCCATACTTAAGATGATCCATCGCAATCCTTTTAAAGAAGGACAACCAAGAATTAATTTTGTAGATGAATTTCTAGTAAAAAATAATATTCCTATCAATGATGAGGAACGTTGTAATCATCTTTTAAATCCTAGTGGTATTGTTTATGAGTCATTAAATGCTATCATGGAAGGGTTTAAGGCTCAAAAACGTGACAAATTTCACTTTATAGACTATAATGATTTGGTAAACGATCCACAGAAAGAGTTGGATAGCATCTACGATTTTTTAGGTGAAGAATCATTCGAACATAGTTTTGATAATTTATCTAATGAATATAGGGAAGATGATCTTAATACATATGGTCTAACTGATATGCATGAAGTTCGTTCAGATATAGTAAAGACTTCTGATCATCCATCCAATGTTCTTCCCCCTTCTATTATTGATCTATATAATAGAAATAGACAGAACTTAGAGTTTTGGACTGAACCTGAGATTGTTAAAATTAATCCTCCTAAGGCACCTACATCATATAATATCTTTTCATAATTATGGCTAAAAAATATTCTTTGTTCCATGTACAAGGTGGATTTGGAAAACATATTGCAGCAACCGCAGTAGCAAAATGTATAAAAAATAATCACCCAAGTAGAGAATTAATATTAACTGCTGTTTATACAGAAATATATCAGAACCTTCCATTCGTAGATAGAGTATATCAATTAGGAAACACAAGTTATTATTACCAAACTTATGTGGAGGATATGGATTCATTAATCTTTGCTAATGAACCATACTTTACAACTGATCATGTAAATAAAAAACTACCTTTGGTACAGACTTGGAGTAAGATGTATGGTCTGAAGTATAAAGGTGAGATGCCTCAGATTACATTCAATCATCTACAAAAAAAGATTGCTAAAGACTTCTGGACTGGTAGAGCAAATGGTAAACCTATCATGGTCATACAAACCAATGGTGGTTTATTAAATGAACAAAGACCTTATCTATGGGCTAGAGATATGCCTATAGCATTAGCACAAAAACTTGTAGATCATTATGAAAAGGATTATCATATCTTCCAGATAACTAAACCAGCTGGTGAAGTATTAGATGGTGTAGAAGTTATTAAGGATCCTATGAGTAACATGGAACTCGTGAGTGTTCTTTTACAAAGTGAAAAGAGAATACTTATTGATAGTTGTATGCAACATGCTGCAGCTGCATTGAAGATGCCTTCAGTAGTTTTATGGAATGGTACGAGTCCAAAAGTATTTGGGTGGGATATGCATACTAATATACAAGCAAGAAAACCTGCTAAGTTTAAACTACCTAATAGTGTGTTCTTTGACTTTGATTTTATTGGTGTTGAAGCAGAGTATCCATACGTTGATGAAGACGAAGAGATCTTTGATTTTGATAAGATTATAGAGGCAGTTGGTTAAATGAATGTTGTTGGACTTTATGGTGCTATAGGTTGGAACGTTGTACTTTCTAATAATCCTAAGTTAGAAAAGGAAGTAAACAATAGTTGGACACATGGTGCTAGTGTAACCTTATTTAAGGATGATAACCACATATGTAGTGTAAGTGAGGAAAGACTTAGTAGAGTAAAATATGATGGTAACTTCCCTAGAAAGTCTATAGAATATTGTTTGTCTGTTGGTAATTTAGATAAAAAAGATATTGATTTGGTAGTCATTCCTTCTATGGCTAATCAACAATTTTATAAGTATTGGATCAATGGTACTGTTGTAAAAAAAGTTAAAAGATATTTTCCAAATGCAAGAGTGCAGGTAGTATCTCATCACATATGTCACGCAGCATCAACAGTATTTTCTTGTGATTATAATGAAGGTGCCTTTGTTACATTAGATAATGCAGGATCAGTTTTGTTTGATACTGTAGGACAAATATTTGCATGTGAAAATCATTCATTAGGTTATTTTAATAAGAGGAAAGGTATATTCAAATATTTTCCTGGTGTCCCTCAGATGAATAACTTTGGAAATTATTATTGGTTGTGGGCATATCATATCTACGTTAATAAGATTGATAAAGATATTAAATTGACTGATCCTTTTTATAGAGAGACATTCTGTGGTAAGGTGATGGGTCTCTCTGCCTATGGAAATTTAAAAGAACTACCAAAGGATGGTAGGGTTGCTATGGAAGGTATGCCTCAGGTTGCTATGGAATTTCTACCTCAGACAGGTAAAATGGGCCCATATGAAACCCTAACACCAGAAAATAAAGCACAACTTCTTCAGCATAACTTTGAACAAGGTATGTTAACGTACTTTAAATTATTGAAAGAAGAAACTTATATTCAAGATAATCTTTGCCTTGCTGGTGGTGTCTTCTTAAATATCCTTGCTAACTCTGTGCTTCATGAGAATAATATTGTAGATAATATACACATACCACCATTCCCTGATGATACTGGACTCTCATTTGGAGCAGCATGTTATGGAATATTTAAAAATAAAGGGAAGGTAAACCTACCTCATAACATATCATTATTAGGTAAGACTTATACTGACGAAGAGATTGAACAAGCACTTGGAGATACCAAGTATAAGAAGTATGATAACTTTGATGAATTATGTGAGGTAGTATCAGGATATCTTGCAGACAATAAAATTGTAGGATGGTTTCAGAACAGATCTGAATTTGGGCCTAGAGCACTTGGTTCAAGGTCTATCCTTATGAATCCTAAACCTAAGAAAAACAAGGGCATTATAAACGAACGTATCAAGCATAGGGAAGAGTGGAGACCCTTTGCAGGTATTATGTTAGAGGATCATCAAGAAGAATACTTTGAAGATACCTATCCTAACGATTATATGCTATACTCTTTGACTGTACGGACGCACAAGAGAAAAAATCTTGGTGCTATTACTCATGAAGATGGTTCTTGTAGAATACAAACAGTGAATAAGGAATTACATCCAGAAGTCACTACTCTTCTAGAAAAATATAAAGAAGAAACAGGGTGTCCTATTCTTCTAAATACATCTTTCAATGATAATGGCCAACCAATTGTTGAGACTCCAGAACATGCTGTTGATACTTTTAACAATATTGATTTAGATTACTTGTGTATCGGTAACTATATTATAAATAAAAATTTCAAGGATACATGAACTTCGCAGTTTACACTAAAGACGGTTGCCCATATTGCGACAAGGTAAAAAAAGTTTTAAAGTTGACAGAGAGTAGGTTTGTGGTGTATAATTTAGGCCAACACTTTGATAAAGACGCATTCTATGAAGAGTTTGGCCAAGGATCTACATTCCCACAGGTTGTCTGTGATGGAAAAAAATTAGGAGGTTGCATTGACACAATCAAATTCCTCAAAGAAGAAAAAATCATCCAAACCTAACATAAATAAAACCAACACTACTAATCGTGGTGTGGAACTCATGCTTTCGGGAGGTAAAAGAAAGAAGAAACCTTTACATATAATATGGAATAAGATGATCTGTTTTTGGAATACAGAAATAGATATTTACTTTGAGTTTTCCTTATCGGCAAGGAAAAAAACTAAAAAATAGGAGTGTAAAATGGATTTTACCATAGTAACCTTGACATTAACAACATTAGTGTCTATACTTGCATTATTAGTTGGTGGTATGATAGGATGGATGGCGAGACAGCATTCATACGACACCACACCCCAAACAGTGTATGCTCATCCCGAAATGTTTGATGAACATGGTAACCTATCCCCAGACGAAATTGTAGCTGTACGTTTTGAAAATTATGACCCAATCGACGAAGAAGAAGACGACTAAACCTAAGAGAACCTTACAGGTTAAAACTCTTCCAGAATTACCTAACAATCCTTTTATCTTTGAGATTCTTGATCTAGCATCAAGACAAAGATCTAAGGCCAAAAAGATAGAAGTACTTAGAAAGTATGATCACAAAGCATTGAGACATGTCTTGATCTGGAACTTTGATGAAGCAATAGTTTCTATACTACCAGAAGGAGAGGTTCCTTACGTAGGATATGATGAGAACGTTTCTTACAGTGGATCTTTAACCACTAAACTTTCTCATCAGGTACGTTCCATGCATGAGAAAGGTAACTTCTCTCTAGGTGCAGGTGATCAGCAAGGTCATACTACTATTCGAAGAGAGTCCAAACACTTTTATAGGTTTGTGAAGGGTGGTGATGATAGGTTAAATGCTATCCGTAGAGAGACAATGTTTATTAACATTCTACAAGGTCTGCATCCATTAGAAGCAGAGATTGTTTGTCTTATAAAGGACGGAAGATTATCTGATTCCTATAACATTACAAGAGAAGTTGTTGCAGCAGCATTTCCTGATATTATATGGAGAGATGGTAAATAATGACCACTAAAAAGAAATCAATATGGTCTACAGAAGAACTAGAAAAACTATCTGAGACCTATGGTACAAATATTATTGTAGAGAATGGTACACAAGAGGAAGTAAGGACAACTCAAGCACCTAATGATGCATATATTGTTAAGTATGTGTACGAGGATTCGGTTCGCTATGACCTTACAAGAGGCAGTAAGATGTCCTTGTTTGATATGTACTATGATAAACTTAAAAAGGGTCTGAGATCCATAGACTATGGTAAGGGAACCATTAAGCCTAACCTCTGGGGTTATAAGTCACCACAAGGAAAGAAGAAAAAGAAATGAACTGTTGGCACTGTAATACTGAACTCATATGGGGATCAGATTTTGATGCTGAAGACTATGGATGTGAAGATGAGTACTCTATTGTAACTAATCTTTCATGTCCTAAATGTGAATCATTTGTGCAGGTATATTATCCTAATCAAAAATGAACCTTCCATCTCTCCAAGATATAATAAGGAGATACTTCCGTCTCCCCCGTAAGAAATTATGGATTGCTGCTTTGAAACTTCAAAGGTGGCCAGTAACTTGGTGGGATGAGAAATTAGAAGAGAAAAGAAATAAGGAAAAACTTCGTAAAGAAAAAATAGCAAAACTATATCCTAAAAAGAAATGAGGATTGAAGATAAGTTTTTAGATAAACTAACTTTTCATAGAATTAAAACAGTTATTTTTAATCAAATTGAAACTCCTTGGATGTGTATCAAAGATATTTCTGGTGAAGGTAAGGAGAAAGATTGTTACTTCACTCATACATTATTTGAAACTCATATGAATGAGGACAAGGAACTATATTATAATGGAATACCTTGTAGTCCTCATCATTGGATTGCAGATATATTGAAAGAGGCTATAGGTGCAGAAACATTAATTAGAGTAAAGGCAAATCTATATCCTAGAACAGATATTTTACATAGTCATAGACCTCATAAAGATTATAAATTTGATCATAAAGCAGCATTGTTATCTTTGAATACATGTGATGGTCATACTAATGTTGATGGTACAAAAGTTGCGTCTGTTAAAAACAGAATGCTATTCTTCAACCCTCAGATCACACACAACAGTACTAACTGTACCGATGAACAGTTTAGATGTAACATCAATATTAATTACACATAATCTCTGGCCACCAAAATCGACTTTAGCTTTCAAAAATCGGGCGAAAAAAACTCCCCAAATTTTTTGAGCCACAGGATTTTGTAACACATGTTACAGAACTGCTTGCATATATACTATACATGTGTTAATATAAACACAACGTTCATCCTCCTCATTGCTAGAGGAGGACGCAAGTAAGCCGACTCGGAACGGATCGTTCATCTCCTTCGGGAGACGCAAAAGCCGACTAAAGGAACGGGCCTTAAAATCCAACTACTTTAGGAGTACCATCATGGCACAAGTCACATACCGTGGTATTAAATACGATACCAACGACAAAAAGCAAACTAAGACCAATAAGGTTCAAGAGACCTATAGAGGTATTAAGTTTGAAAAGAAACTTGCTACTGCATAGTATCAATTTCTTATATACAAAGAGCATCTCTTGACAGATGCTCTTTTTTTGTGTAAAATGACTAAATACCATATAAAAATTATGGAACCGCAAAGAGAACAATTGAAAATGCGACTTAGGCAGGTAGAACTAGCATTAGACGCATTAAAGGCAGAAATCTATTCTGACGTAGATGCGTACTCTACCGTAAATACCTCAAATAAGGTATTATCTGATTATGACGAAATTTTCGAGGACGACGACGGATGAGGCAAAAGCAAATTCTTAAAAATTTGAAAGAAGCACTTAAACAGGACTATTTGTACACTTCTGAAGAACTTTCATTTATGAGAGAACAACTTGATGTTCTTGAAAAAGAGACATTAGCTAGAAAAAGAGAAAAACCCGAAGGATTTGGTAAATGATCAATTTCTTATTAGAAAATCATGAATTTTTAGGTAACCACTCTATTCCTGAGTTTATTGTGGGTTATATCTTTGCAGCTGCACTTATTATTGGAGCACCTGTAGTATTTCTCATTATATCTTTTATGTCTGCACTTATGAAAACAAGTGGTAAGATGACAGGATATAAAGAATATGAACAATATGGAAAATCATCTTGTAATGATGCACCACCTTTTATATTACCAGACCCAACTAAAAAATGAACGTAAAACTTGTTAGTATCACTCCTGATGCAGAACAAACAATGGCTTATATCGCCAGAGTGAGTAATCCCTCAAATCAGGATAATGAAAAATATTCAGGCTTATTAAAGTATTGTATTAAGCATAATCATTGGAGTGTATTTGAACAATCCTCGATGAGCTTGGAGATCGAGACAAGCCGAGCTATCGCTGCTCAAATTTTGAGACATAGGAGCTTTACGTTCCAAGAGTTCTCACAGAGATATGCAGCAAGCACC